ATGAGCTATGAACTGGCATTTTACCCATCAGCACAGCGCGAATGGGATAAATTGGACAACAGCATTAAGCAACAATTTAAAAATGTGTTGGCAAGGCGTTTGGAAAATCCGCGTGTGCCATCTGCTGCTTTGCACAATATGCCTGATTGCTACAAAATTAAATTGCGCCGCGCAGGTTATCGTTTGGTGTATCATGTTGATGATAACGTGATTGTGGTTAGCGTGATTTCGGTTGGCAAACGTGAACGCAATGCGGTATACGATACCGCGCAAAATCGTTTGCATAATGATGAGTGAATGAAACCGCTTTGCTATGAAAAACAAAGCGGTTTCAGGCAGCCTTACAGTACACGACAATTTTTACCAACACTCAAAATATAGGGTGCGTACCACGCATCAAATCATTAAAAATATTGGGTATTTTGGTGCGTAATACGCACCCTACATATAGTTATCGTGTACTGAAAGGCAGCCTGAAAAATAATTTTCAGGCTGCAATTTAATTTATATAGTGGATTCAATTTAAATCAGGACAAGGCGACAGCGACCGCCGTGTACACATAGTACATAAGGGAGCTGGCAACGCTGTACTGGTTTAAATTGAATTCACTATACTTGAACCGACCAACTAATCTCTTCCCCAGCGCACATAGCCGCGAGTGTAAAGAGATTTCTCGTTTATTTTCAATAACTATGTTGTTTTAATTACACATTATTCAAAAAAATTAGGCGATATTTACCGATATTCAGCGACTTAAAAGGATATTCGGGGATATTTCATGTACCATATTTACACCATTTTTGAACAGGAAAACAGGTGTAAAATGGGCAGTATCATCAAACGAAAAAATCCATCGGGCGAAATTGTTTACCGCGCCCAAATTCGCATACAAAAAATAGGTTATCCCAATTTTAGCGAGAGCCGAACATTCAGTAAACGTATTCTTGCGGTTGCTTGGTTGAAAAGGCGCGAAGCAGAAATTGAAGCCAATCCCGATATTTTATTGGACGGCAAACGAAAAAGTGAAGTTTTCCCTACTTTGCGCGAAGCAATACAACGCTACAATCAAGAACATGAAGGGCAATTCGGACGAACCAAATCATCAACGCTTGAATTTATGGCAAATTTTCCGATTGGCGATATTCGGCTCAATCGTTTGCGGCGGTCGGATATTGCCGAATTTGCCATTTTGCGGCGCAATGGGCAGCCTGAAAAGGGAATTTTAGCAGTAAAGGGCGCAACCGTAGAGCATGATTTGCACCATTTACGCGCTTTAATAAAACACGCTTATTTTGTGTGGGGATTGGCGGTAGATTGGCAAAATTTGGATATGGCAATAGAAGGCTTGCGCCGTAGTCGCCTGATTAGTCGCGCCGACGAGCGGACACGTTTACCAACACGCGACGAGCTATTACAATTAACCGCGTATTTCTACCAAAGCTGGCAAAAACACTGGGGGCGATGTAAGTATCCAATGCACTTAATTATTTGGTTTGCGATTTACTCATGCCGCCGTGAAGGGGAAATTTGTCGCCTAGAATGGGCTGATTTTGACCGAGAACATCAAGAATGGCTGGTACGCGACATGAAACACCCGCGCGGCAGCAAAGGCAATCATCATACATTTTTAGTGCGCGATGATACATTAACCGTGATTGATACGCTGGCGAGCAGTGAAATTCGTGGGCGCATGGCGAAACTGGGTTTATCGCCTGATTATTTAATTGGTGGCGACCCACGCGCCATTAGCAAAGCATTCACAACTGCTTGCAAGACTTTGAATATTCAAGATTTATGTTTTCACGATTTGCGGCATGAGGGGGCAACGCGGCTCGCAGAAAATGGCTTGACCGTGCCACAAATGCAACAAATCACGCTACATCAAAATTGGAAGACTTTGCAGCGATATGTAAACATGGCAACGCGACCACGCCCGAATCGGCTAGATTTTGATGAGGCGATGGCGTTTGCCATGGCGCAAAAATGATTTCAGGCAGCCTGAAACCAAAATTTCAGGCTGCCTGAATTTAATGATTGACCTTTTCCCATTCGCGCTTGGCTTCGGCTTTTTTCGCGTCAATCCACATTGCCAAATCTTCAATGGAAACAAAGTATTCGGCTTTTTGACTATTCGCAGCTTTGAATGCAGGGAATGGCAGCGTTTGTGCCGCAGCTTGTTCTTTTGCTGTTTTAAGCGATAAATGCGTTAAATAATCGCTGCACACATCGGCAAGCGGGATAATCGTATCTTGATAACGAAGCGCAAGCATAAATGCGGTGCTGAGTTGGGTTCTGTTTCTCATGCTTACCCCTTTAAAATTATTCTGAAAATGAATAAGTTAGATGATTATTCAAATATTCAATCGCCAAAATATCTGCTACAAATTTTTCGTGATTGATTATGCTGATGCCCGTGCGGTGTTCAAATGGAAGCAGCCATAAGTTTTTGGATTTATGCAAAAATTCCATCAAAAATTGACTGTCTGTGGCTTTGTCCCATGTTTCTGTGCGTAAATCAGCTATTTTTGTCGGCGGGTCTAAATGCACAATGCACTCTGCGACACGGTATAAATCCAATGCAGCCTGCAAAATCAGTTTGCGAAATTGCGTTTCAGGCTGCCCGAATTCCTTGGCGAGCGTGCGACTGCTTGCACCTTTTTGAATGGCTTTCATCGCGTCCAATACTTTGATTCCATGTTTATTATAATCAATCACATACAGAGCCATTTGAACCGCCGTACAGTATTGGCTAACAATATCCGCCGCTTCCTTGCTAATCAGTTCGCGCATAAACACTTGTGTCCATTCGTCCAATTCAATCAGGGGCATGGTAGCGATAGGCTGGCACTTTAAGGCTGTCTGCGCGGTTTCACAAATCTGTAAAAGCCGTTTACTTTCAAACAGTTTAGCGAATACCATCATATTTCGCGCCAATTTTTCATAATTTCCAATGGCGTGAATCAGATTTTCGCCATTGCGAATTTGGGCGAGCGCAAAGCGGTTTTCGGCTGCGATTTCGGCGATTTCCGCTTCGCTGTGTGGCGTACCGCTCTGCAGCCGCTCGCGTTCCATTTCGCGCATTTTGCGGAAAGCAGCGATTTCATGGGCTGTGCGACCTGTGCGTGGTTTGCCTGTAATGATGGTTTTGCTTTGTTTACGCGCCCAGTCGTTTTCTTTTTTGGCTTTTTTCGCGGCAAATTTTTCTTTTAAGCTCATGATTCAGTTTCCGCAAATTCAGAATGGGTTTTCAGGCTGTCTGAATGGTTTTGGGCGTGGACAAAACGGCGAAATACCGCGTATGCTGCAATCACAGGCAAACTAAATAAAATCATCAATAACAATGCTTTAAACATAAATTCAACGGCTTGTAATGCAGTTAAATTGAAATACCAAATCAGAAAGTCTGTCATGATTTTTTCCTTTGGGTGGGGTTTCAGGCAGCCTGAAAATTCAGGCTGCTTTTGATTTTGGGTTAGTAAATCGCGTTTAAATTGGGCAATGGGAGCGTATCGGGGCGGATTTGATGTAATAAATCTGCAAATGTCATCAATCCCTTGCCCTCAATTTCGCTCATAACTTCACTAAACAAATCGTAAGGCAACGGCGTTTTGCAGCGCGCAATACGCACAATACGATTTGATGGGCATGGTGGAATGTGCAAATTTGTTTGAAAAATCAGGGCAGAAGCCTTGCCATCGTAGAATTTGGTATTGGGCGTAGCCAAAATTTTCTCTTCCATTTGTTTGTAAAAATCGCCTTGCAATTCATCAATAAATTGCAAATAAGGCAGGTATGCTCCATTAATATCCAGTCGCGTTTTGTTGCCAAAAATGGGCTTTAAAATCACTTGGGTAAACAATGTTTTACCTGCGCCTTGTCCATCACAAAACGCGATATGCGTTTGAATGGGCGCGGCACGCAATGCACCTGCAATCCATTCTAGTGTGCAAATAGTAGCAGCTTCAGGGTCGGCGCAATCGCTATGCAAATGTTGCAATAAAGACAAAATATTTTGACAAGCTGGGAAAGCAGCTTTTACTTCTGCCAAACGTGTGCTTTGCATTTGAGCAATGCTGAAATGAACACGGTCGTCTTCGTTGATTGCAACAGGCTCGGTTGATGAGCTAACGGAAATTTGAGTTTGGGTCATGATTCATACTCCAAAAAAAGTTAAAAAATGGGTTTCAGGCAGCCTGAAATAAATCGGGTTGTGTTTTTTTGATTTTGACTGACGATAGGCGCGGTTTACTTTTACGCGATGCGGTCGCTTCAGTTGCCACTTTGTCGTTGAAATAGCAGCGTTGAATATAGGTTCGCGCTTCTTTGAGCGTGTCGCACGGGCGCAAGGGGTATTCACTAAACAAACCATCTTTGCCGCGCCGCCAAAATGCTAAGCCTTTGCGTTCGGGGACAAATTCTGCTACGGCAATCGGCTTGTGTGCGATGTTTTTTAATGGGTGGATTTGGATTACGATACTTTCCATTTCAGGCTACCTTATTTAATTGAAATAAATGCAATGCCCGAATGATACGATATTGAATTACAAAATTCAATACAGAATTGGATAATTTAATTCAAAACTGAATTAATAGATTGAATTAACAATAAAAAAACCCACTCTTGAAGCATAAGAGCGGGTTTTTTATTATAAAGCGAATTTAAAAATCAACTTGTTTTTCAAAAACAACACCTTTAATCATACTGAAATCGTTTAATTCCATGATTAACGGATTCCAGTTGGGGTTTAATGCGTATAAATACATTTTATCACCTTCAATATATAACTTTCTAAAAGTAAATCCTTTTGTGTCATCAATTTGTACAATTACAAGACTGCCATTTACCGCAGTTTTATCAGGGTCTACTAAAATAACATCATTATCTTCAAATGATTCACGATGCCCATAATTTAACATACTAATACCTGCCACCCTTAAGGCAAATGTATTTTTGCCGTGCCGCCGTGTTGTACTTCGCCATTCTTGAATTGTTATTGCATTATGCTCCATAGAAATCCAATCTTGAATATTTTTCCAATCAATAATTGGTATTCTACCGTGTAAGCCCATGATTGGTAAAGTATTAGAATGGCTGGCAGTTGTTAAATCTCTCATTCTCAAATCTGCAACTTCTACGCCAAAATAATCCGCAAATGGCTGTAAGCTGGTTTCTTTTGGGTCTTCGGTCTCTCCTGTGATAATTCTAAAAAGCGTTGGTTGATTTGCTTTTGAATTTGGATTTTCTTTTTTAATTTCAGCTACTAATGATGTTGCATTAAAACCTTGCCTCTCCATCAAATAAGCTAAATTTTTTCCCGCAACACTAATTTTTTGAGTACTCATAATAAAACCTTTTTATTCAGTCAAAAATGCTCTAAATGAAAGCTCAATGATACGGTAACGTATCAATAACCGCATTAAATAATTCGTTATTGAATTGACTGTAATTTAAAAATGAATTATCATATTTGCATTGATTTAGCGAGACAAGGAATTTCTTATGAAAACCACACAACAATTACTTAATGAACTCATTGATTTAGGACAAAGTCAGCATGAAATTAGCATTGCAACCAAAGTCCCTCAACCAACCATCAGCCGCATTATCGCAGGGTTAAATCAGACCCCATTTTCAAGACGGCATAAAGAGATTTTTGAATATCATCAATCTATTATGCAGATGGAAAATGAGTAGATAGTTTAAGTTTACCCTGTTCCAGCCATTTTTTGACCCTGCTGGATTTTATGCCTGCCCAATCCCTGAATTGGGGGGGGCAGGTCTTTTTGTTGCCTTTTTTCAGGCAGCCTGAAATTTTAGAGAGTTGATTATGAATAATAAAATCTCAAAACAAGACATTGAGCAAGCCGTAGGCGGCAATTGGACGACTTTGTTAGAGCGCGTAGGTGTGCCAAATGATTTGTTGAATGGCAAACATCAGCCCTGCCCAAATTGTGGCGGTACAGACCGCTACCGCTATACCAATCATAAAAATTCAGGCACTTGGATTTGTAACCAATGCCAGCCTGATGGCGCAAGCCCGTTTGATTTGGTAATGGCGGTGTATGGCTGCTCGTTTGTAGAAGCCAAAGAATTGATGGCAGACGCGTTGGGTTTGTCGGTAAGCGAAAACGGCAAAACATTCACAGCGAAACCTTTGCCCGAACCTGTCAAAAAGCAGCCTGAAAACCGCTTTACGCCGATTGTGCCTGTGCCTGATTATGCTTTAAAGTCAATGACTTTCTTTCATAAATATCGCAATGATAAAAAAGGCGAATACCCTGTTATGAAACACGTTTTCAGAGATGAACAGGGGCGTATTTTGGGTGGCGTGGGTCGGTTTATCGGCTCGGACGGTCGCAAAGTGGATTTGCCATACACGTTTTGCCACGACAGTAAAACAAACACAAACGGCTGGCAATACAAATGCTGGGACGGTTTGCGCCCGCTTTATGGTTTGGAAGTCTTGGCGCAAAATCCAGATAAAATCGTGCTGGTCGTGGAAGGGGAAAAATGCAAACAAGCTGCTCACTATGCTGAATTGGGTGTAGTGGCAGTAACATGGCATGGCGGCTGCAATGCGTGGGACAAATCAGACTGGTCGCCGCTCGCGGGTCGACGCGTGATTTTATGGGCAGACGCAGACAGCAAACGCATTAAACCCAATAATCAGCAAATTCAATCAGGTATGACGGAAGACAATGCGCCATTTTTGCACAAATACAAGCAGGGCGGCATGAAAGCCATGATGGGTGTGGCTGAAAAATTGACCGAATTGGGTTGCGATTGCGCGTTTGTGAAGCTGCCCGATGTAGGTGTGTTGCCTGATGGCTACGACATTACAGACGCATTGGAAGAAGGCATTTACGCGAAATTGCCACCGCATGATATTTTGAGTTGGCAAAATATGGGCGATTGGCTGATTGATTTTGCAGACTTAAAAGCTGATTTTGCAAGAGTTTTCGCGCATTCAGAAAAAAGGAGTGTGTGCGCTGATGAATCTGTTAAAATGTTGGAAAATTCAGGGGCGCACACACAGCCTATTGGGGTGTTTGCGGGGCAAACACAGGGCGAAAACGCGGTAAATGATGAAGAATTTGGCAACTTACCACCACAAGACAACTTATTAAATCATTTGCTTGAAAATTATGCAGCGATTGGGCAAAAAGAAAAAGCCATTAATTTAGTAACAGGTGAAACTTTATCGCGCCGTCAATTAGAGAAAATTTTTACCAAAGACGCGGTTTTGAACTGGACCTACCACAAAAATCAACGTAGGCTGCCTGAATTTGAGGCGCAAATGTTAAGCAGCAAATTGGTTTTGGAAGCTAAAGCAAAAAATCGTGATTTTGCCAACATATTGAATCGTTACATTTATTTGGACGGCACAACTGATGCTTACGACATCAAATTAGATGACGTGGTGAGCTTGGCGGCAGTTAAAGCAGCCATTCCTGAAGAATTTGAAGATTGGGCAAAATCACCTGCTCGCTTGGTATGCCCAATTAGCAATTATGTGTTTGACCCGAAATTGCCTGTTGGTATTTCTTATTATGAAGATGATGATGGCAATAAAAATGTGTCATACATCAATAAGTTCAATGGTTTTGATATTGAATTTGAAAAACTACCTGAAATGCCCGAGAAAACTTTATTGCATGAAATGTATCCTAAATTTTCAGGCTGCCAAGAAATTTTAGGCTTAATTTGGCATTTATGTTCAGGTAATGGCGAGGTGTCCATGCGTGTTTATCGCTGGGTTTTGTGTTGGTTGGCGTGCCGTTTGCGTTTTCCTCATGAAAAACCACCTACTACATTGGTTTTTATTTCAGAAGTGCAAGGTGTCGGGAAATCTACATTTGCAGACAAGGTGCTAAAAGGTTTATTTACCAAATATTATCGTAAATTAAACCAGAATGCGTTAGAAAGCCGTTTTAATTCATCACTGAAATTTGCACTTATGACTGTTTTTGAAGAAATTGCGCCGTCTGATGAGCGCATGAACGTAATTGGTAAGTTGAAAGACATGATTTCAGGCGAAACCATTATGATTGAAAACAAAGGGCGAGATGTACAGGAATTTAGTGATTTCAACAGCTATGTCATCAACTCTAATGATGCCCGTTCAATCCCGATGGAAACCAATGACCGCCGTTTTATGACGATGCATTGCAAAGAAAAATATTCAGAAGAGGCACACGAGCGTTTAATGGCTGAAATAGAAAATGGTGGGTTGTCTGTATTTGCTGAATTTCTCCATGCACTACCTTTGTTTTATAGTGATAATGATGGAAACTGGCGCAAGTTTACCCCCCATAGTAAGCCAATCATGACCCCAATCAAGCAGCGCATGATTGGGTTGAGTAGGCAAAGCTGGGAAGCATTCTATGAAGCATGGAAAAATGGCGAAATTGAAAATTTGCCATTTGTTTCATGTCGTAAAAAAGACTTGTGGGCGGTTTATGTGTGGTGGTGTGATTACACAAAAACATTCAAAATGTCGCAAGATAAATTTTTCAATTCAATTGCTTGTAAATTTGAACGTGTTTATCGTACACAATGTAAATTGGAATGGGATACAAAAAAAATTGATGTTTTTGTGTTGCCACACTCTGAAATTGATGGCGAAAAATATCCTGAACCTAATACGGCGCATACTGCTCGTTCTGGCTCGCATGGGGAGCTTATCACAATAGCAGAATATTTGGGTAAGCAAGTAGTCGCTTTCAATAAAGCAGCAAGTATTCATTTGCCTCATTTGCCTGCATTATAATGTCATTTGGACGGATTAGGACAGTATTTAGACACCATTTTTCCAAGCAAAAAATACTTATAAAACATGATTTAGACAATCTTTCCAATTTGGACAGAGTTTTTAATCCGTGCGCGAGAATATTTTGTTCTCGCGCTTTTTATTCTATTTTGCTTTTTTATTTTTTATTCTCTATAAACAATTTTAAATACTGTCCAAATTGGAAAGATTGTCTAAATCATGTTTTTAAAGGAAAAAAACAGTCAAAAAAATGGAAAAATGTTGTCTAAATCTGTCCAAATGGATTATCTATTTTCAGGCAGCATGAAAAACTTTATAATTGCCTGAATTGAAAATAAAAGCCTTGCAATAATGACAGGGCTATCAGGTTTTAAGGGTCATTGCTTTGGATTTGAGTAATGACAAAAGACAATTTGTTGGCAGTTCGTGCCCTGCTTACAGGCTGGGCAAAGTGGAAAAAAAACATTGAAATCACACATGAGTATTTGTCGCCCCCAAATTTGATTTATCGCTTGATGTCGGGCGATGTTGGCGGTGGCAGTGGTTTTGGCTCGGTTGAGCCGTTGGGCATTTGCCAAAAGCGACAGCACAATCCAATTTTTTATCGGCTGGATTGTCTGATTGAACACTTACCAAATCGCAGGCGTGAGACCATTTTTTGTGAGTTTTTGTTGAGTTGCTCACAAAAAAAGAAAGCGGAGTTAATGTCTATCAGTTTGAAGGGGTATGAAAGAAATTTAAATTTATCGTTAAAACAAATTCTTGATGATGATTTTGTTAAAAATCTTGTTAATCGCGCTTGACTTTGTAGGGTTTTAACATCAAAATGTGCAAAAATTTGGCTTAAATGCGATTAAGCCAAAGATGCAGATTAACCAAACCGCCGTTTGCTTTGTGCAACACGGCGGTTTTGCTTTGGGATTTTGTGTTGTGGCAAGATTAAAAACAGTCAAATCGCGCTTGTCGGTTGCGCCATCAAACCGAATTTCAGGCAGCCAGCCTGAAAATTGGGGGCAAGGTCGTGGTGGTCGGGCTTGGCGGCGGTTGCGTGAGCAGGTTTTGTTGCGCGATAAGTACACTTGTCGTCATTGCCAGCGTGTTTGCCTGCCTGAAAACCTGTGTGCCGACCACATTATCAACCGTGCGCGTGGCGGAACGGACGATTTGGGTAATTTGCAAACGCTTTGTACCGATTGCCACAAGGTAAAAACCGCGAATGAAAGTCAAATGGGGTGGGGGTAGCAAAAGTCTGGCAGGGCTTGCCTGCGGACACCGCCCGTACTCCCATTCGCAGAAAAAATCCCCCTGAAAATGTGTTAAAGTTAAACATTTAACATCATGAATTTCATTCATCTTTCCCCATTTTCAGGCAGCCTGAAACCGCCCACACAGAAAGGAGGCGACACATGACAAAAGAAGAAAAATACCGCGCATTCGCCGCCGCAGTCGTGGCGGGTAAAAGCAACAAAGAAGCCGCGATTTTGGCGGGCTACAAAGCCGAAACCTCCAGCCAAGCAGGTAGCCGCTTGGCGAAAGACCCTGAAATAATCCGCCTAATCGCGGAAATGAAAGGCGAACCGCTTTCAGGCAGCCTGAAAGCCGAGCCATCGCCAGCCACACCCCAAAATCCACCACCACAAACCAGCGAAACCCCCACGCCCACCGCGCCTGATGAATACGTTGTGATGATGAAACAGGTCATCGGCACGGTGGAGATTGAAAAGCCCGTTATTTTTCGTGGCAAAATCGTGGAATTTGAGGGCAAACAATACAACCAGCTTGACCCGAAAGACCGCTTGGAGCTATCCATGCTGGGGATTATTCGGTTGAGCAAAGAGCAGCAAGATTCCGCCAAAGCCCTGCTGCCATTCGTTCACGGCAAAGTGGGCGACCAGGGCAAAAAAGAAACCGAATTAGAACGCGCCCGCAATGCTGGACAAAGCAGCCGCTTTAAAGCATTGGACGCGCCACAACCAATCCAAATGAGCCTGTTGAACTGAAATGCGCCACCCACACTACACCACAGCTTGCCCCGATTGGCAGCAACGCATACGCACCAAACAATCGCTCGTACCCTGCCCCGCCATTTACCCTGAACAAGCGGAACTCGCCTTGCGCGTGTTCAAAGAATTGGTATTGGCGGACGTGGCGGGTGTTCCCAAAATTGGCGACATCACGCGCCAATGGGTTTACGATTTTGTCGGGGCGATTTTTGGCGCGTACAATCATGAAACAGGGCAACGGCTAATCCAAGAATTTTTCTTGTTAATCAGCAAGAAAAACGCCAAATCCACCATTTCGGCAGGGATTATGCTTACGGCGTTGATTTTGAATTGGCGGCATGAAGCCGAATTTTTTATCATCGCCCCCACAGTTGAAGTGGCAAACAACAGTTTCAAGCCTGTTCAAGCGATGATTAAAGCCGACCCCGAATTGTCGGACCTGTTCAAAATCAGCGAACACACGCGCACAATCCGCCATCAACTGAAAGGCGCAACGCTGAAAATTTTGGCAGCCGAAAGCGACACCGTTTCAGGCATTAAGGGGACGGGTGTGTTGATTGAAGAAGTATGGCTGTTTGGCAAAAGACCACGCGCAGCAGATATGTTTGTGGAAGCAAAAGGCGGTTTGGCTTCGCGCCCCGAGGGCTTTGTGATTTATTTGTCCACGCATTCGGACGAAGCCCCAAGCGGTGTGTTTGCCGATTTGCTCAAACGCGCCCGCGATGTGCGAGACGGCAGAGTGGAGAACAAACGCTTTTTGCCTGTTTTGTATGAGTTTCCCGATGAGATGATTGAAAATGGGGAACATTTGCTGCCTGAAAATTTTTACATTACCAATCCAAACCTAGGGGCTTCCGTTTCGGAAGCCTTTTTGCTGGGCGAGTATCAGACCGCGAAACAGGACAATGACATTGCCGTGCGCCGCTTTATGGCAAAACACTTGAATGTGCCGATTGGTTTGTCGCTGACGGCAAATTATTGGGCTGGCGCGGAATTTTGGCAGCAACAGGGGACTTTGGTTTCAGGCAGCCTGAATGATGTGCTGGAAAACAGTGAAGTGGTAACGGTGGGCATAGACGGTGGTGGATTGGACGATTTACTGGGCTTGGCGGTGGTGGGGCGCAACAAAGCCAATCCGCGTGAATGGTGGGCGTGGCACCACGCTTGGGCGCACCCATCTGTGTTGCAAAGGCGCAAGGAGATTGCCAGCAAATTGCACGATTTTGCCAAACAGGGCGATTTAACGCTGGTAAACCGCATAGGCGAAGACACGGCAGACATTGCCGCCATTTGCGCCCAAATCAACCAAATGGGCTTGTTGGACAAAATTGGGCTGGACCCGAGCGGCGTAGGCGCGATTTTGGACGCGCTGCTGGAACAAGGCATTGCCGAAACGCAAACGGTGGGCGTGTCGCAGGGTTGGCGTTTGGGTGGCGCAATCAAAACCACGGAGCGCAAATTGGCGGAAGGCTGCCTGAAACACGGCAATCGCCCGATGATGGATTGGGTGGTGGGCAATGCCCGAGCCGAAGCACGCGCCAATGGCATTTTAATCACAAAACAGGCAAGCGGCAGCGCGAAAATTGACCCGCTTATGGCATTGTTTAATGCGGTGCATTTGATGTCGCTTAATCCTGCCGCGCCACAGGAAAGTGTGTATGAAACGCGCGGTATTCGCATGATTTAAAACGCCGTTGATTTCAGGCAGCCTGAAATAAAAAATTTGAAAGGGATTAAATATGAAATTTTTGATTATCTTAACCAGTTTGTTGATGTTGGCAGCTTGCGGTGAAATTGAAGCCGAGAGCGCGAGGCTTAAAGAACAAAAAAAGGTAGAAATGGAGAACCAAGGACGCGTTAAGGTAACGCGCATTGCCCGTTTTCATGATGACCTTGCATACCAAAACAATCGCGGTATCTACTTGATTAAAGACAATAAAACAGGAAAAGAATTTATTGGCATTTCGGGAATTGGCATTACAGAAATTGGCTCACATTGGGTTGGTAAAAGTCCCGTTAGTGATGAACGCTGACTTTCAGGCAGCCTGAAACGAAGTTCAGCGTAGCTAAAATGATTTGAGACAAGACAATGGCAAAACACAAAAAAACACCACGCCGCCCACGCTCGCAAAACGACAGCCAAAAATTCAATGGGCTAAACGACCCTGCGCTGTTGGAATTTATCCGTTCGGGGCAGATTGGCGCACAAGTCCGCGACCGCAAGGCTTTAAGCAATATGGCGGTGTTGCGCTGTGTGAGTTTGATTTCACAAACGGTGGGTATGTTGCCGCTCAATCTGATTGAGCGCGGCGAAAGCAAGCAAACCGCACAAAACCACCCTGCTTTTTATCTGCTCAAATACCAGCCCAACACCTACCAAACTGCTTATACATTCAAAACCTTAATGCAATCATGGGTTTTGTTGTATGGCAATGCTTATGCCAAGATTGTGCGCGGTGTGGGCGGTAAAGTCATGGCGTTGCACCCCATACACCCCAATCAGGTGCAGGTGGAACAAAATGATGATTTTTCAATCAAATACACCGTTACCAGCAAAAAAGGCAACATTGTGGTGCTGGACGGCAAAGATGTTTTGCACCTGCGCGATGTCAGCGAAGACGGCATTGTGGGCGTATCGCGCATTAAATTGGCAGCCAAAGCCCTAGGGATTGCCTTTGACGCGGAAAATGCGGCTGAAAACCTGTTTAAAAATGGGGTGCTGGCTGGTGGGGCTTTGTCCACGCCCAATAAATTGAGCGACAACGCCTACAACCGTTTGCTGGACAGCATGGCAAAACGACACAAGGGTGTTGAAAATGCTGGCGATTTCATGATTTTGGAAGAGGGCTTGAAAGCGGAAAAGTGGGCAAACAGCGCAAGCGATGCCCAACACCTTGAACAGCGCAACCACCAAATTGAGGAAGTCGCCCGATTGTTTGGCGTGCCGCGCCCCCTGTTGATGATGGACGACACAAGCTGGGGCAGTGGCATTTCGCAGCTTGGTTTGTTTTTTCACAAGTACAGCCTGTTGCCGATTTTTACGATGTGGGAACAGGCTTTGCAAATTGCGCTGTTGTCGCCCAGTGAGCAGCGCGATTTGTCGTTTAAATTCAATGCAGACGCGATTTTGCGCGGCTCGCCCGAAGAACAAGCGGCTTATTTCAGTAAGGCTTTGGGGAGCGGTGGAGCGAAAGGCTGGCTGACGCAAAACGAAGTGCGCGAAAAAACCGATTTTCCGCGCATGGACGACCCCGAGGCGGATAAATTACCGCAGCAAAACAACAGTAAAAACAAGGATAAAGACAATGTATCTGATTGAAAAAGGCGATGTGGTCAGACACATTCGTTTGGGTAAGCTGATGTTGGTGCTTGCCGATGAAAACGACAAAAACGAAGTGGAATTGCGTGATTTGAGCGGTTTGGAATACGTTGAGCCATCGTTTGACCTTGTGAAATGTTGGCAAAATGACCCTGATGTGCAAGCGTTTATCCAAAAAATGAATGATTTGCAGCCTGAAAAGGAAAACAGCAATGAGCATTAAAAAATTACCTGAAATCCAAGCCAAACAAAGCAAAAACATCAATTTTGACCCACGCGAAGACGCGCTGGCGCATTGGCAACCTGAAACGCCACGCGCTGCCCAATCGGACGGCAATGTTTTGGAACTGTATGGCATTGTGGGCGATGATTGGAGCGGCACACCAACACCCATTACACCGTCTGCCGTGTCCGAATTTTTGCAAGGTAAGGGCGATGTGGTCGTGAACATCAATTCCCCCGGTGGCAGCTATTTTGATGGCATTGCGATTTACAATTTGCTGATTGCCCACCCCCATAAAATCACGGTGCAGGTGTTGGGCGATGCGGCAAGCGCAGCCAGCGTGATTGCCATGGCTGGCGATGAGATTTTGATGGGCGAAGGCACGTTTATGATGATACACAACTGCTGGGGCTATTGTGTAGGCAACCGCGTGGATTTGCAGCAATCCATGGACCTGATGGCGGAGATTGACGGTGCAATGGCGAATTTGTATGCCACGCAATCGGGCAAAGACCACGCCGACATCGTGAAAATGATGGACGCGGAAACTTGGCTCAATGCGGAAAACGCGATTGAGCAGGGTTTTGCCACAGGCAAGCTGCCTGAAAAAGTGAAAACCGAACCCGACCCAAATCAAGCCCAACGCAAAGCCAAGGCGCAAATTGAACAAGCCCTACGCGCCCAAGGTTTGAGCCGCAGCCAATCGCGCCAAATTTTGCAAAATTACAAAGCCGACCCCATGCCACGCGCTGCGGTCGGTTCTTCTTTGGTCAAGCCACGCGCTGACTATTCCAAAATTCTTGAACAATTAAACTCTTTGGAGCATTAACATGATGAAAAACATCACAAAAGCACCCATTTCACGCGGTTTGCAAGCCGTGTTTGCACAAGCCAATGAAGATGATGGCGTGGCGCAAATTTTGGCAAAAATCAATGAATTGAAAGCCAGTAAAGACAATGAAATCAGCGCATTGAAAGAACAAATCGCCAAAGCGGCTGATACCGAAACCGTGAACGCACTGAAAACACAGTTGGCGCAAAGCGAACAGACCATCAACAGCTTGTCGGAACAGATTGCTGCCTTGCAACTGAATGGCGGTGTGGGCAGCCCGAATGCGGCAGATAAAGCCGCGCATGACGCGATTTTGGCTTATATGCGCATGGGCGACATTCACAGTGAATTGAAAAAATCGGACAATGGCAACGGCGGTTATCTTGTGCCGACCGAGTGGGACAGAACGATTACCGATAAATTGCAAGAGTTTTCGCCTGCCCGTCAGGTTTTCTTTGTTCAGCCGACCAGCAAGCCGACTTTTGAAAAGTTGTACAACCTGCATGGCTCAACAAGCGGTTGGGTGGGAGAAACGGACGAACGCCCCAATACCAACACCCCCACATTTAAAACGCTGAAATTTGAAACAGGCGAAGTTTATGCCAATCCATCTGCTACACAGCAGATTTTGGACGATGCCGAGATTGATTTGGGGCAATTTTTGGCAACCGAAGTGCAGAATGAATTTACCCTGCAAGAAAATAAAGCCTTTTTTACAGGCGATGGCGAAAACGGCAAGCCAACGGGTTTGCTGACTTATGCGGAAGGTGGCACAAATGCCACCAAGCACCCGTTGGGCGCGATTAAAGTTGTGAAAAGCGGTGATGCCAATAAAATCACTTACGATGGTTTGATTGATTTGGTGTACAGCTTGCCCAGCATTTACGCGCAAAATGCCCAATTTTTGATGAGCCGCAATACCATTGCTGTTGTCCGCAAGCTCAAAGACGCGGACGGCAACCCCATTTGGCAGCCCAGTTTGCAAGCAGGACAGCCTAGCACTTTGTTGGGCTATCCCGTTGTTGAAATGGCAGAAATGCCTGATGTGGCAGCCAATGCTTTGCCGATTGCTTTTGGTGATTTTAAACGCGGCTACATGATTTTAGACCGCAAGGGCGTTTCGGTTTTGCGGGATAATTTGACGAAAAAAGGCTATGTGCAGTTTTACACCACCAAGCGCGTGGGCGGTGGCGTGAGCAATCCCGAAGCCATGCGTTTGCTGAAAATTGCGGCGTAATTGCCATTTTTCAGGCAGCCTGAAATGGTGGGTGCAAGCACCCACCCTACGAATATTTTAAGGAAAATCAATATGAAACTGATTAAACCCTTTCGCGGTGTGCCAAATGGCGCATTTTACCCAGTTGATTACGCCAAAGGCGATGACTGCCCCAAAGAGCTTGAAGACGCGGCGCGTGAAGCTGGGGCATTGCCCAACAAAGAAAGTAAGCGCAATCAAGCCGAACCGCCCAAATCGCCCGCCAATGACGACAATCCGCCCAAACAAGATGACGGCGAGCAGTCCAGCAATGGCGAAAATGGCGACACGCCCGATGGCGAGCAGCCCAATGACGGCGTAAACAGCGAGCAAAGCTAATGGTTACGCTGGAAATCGCCAAGTTGCACGCCAGAATTGACGGCAATGATGAAGACCCATTGCTGGAATTGTTGTTGCAGGGTGCAATCGCGCATTGCCGTGAATATCTGAACACGCCACTTTTTGCCAGTGAGCAGGAAAAAGGCGAGCAAGACGGCGTGATTTTGAATGCGGATATTCAGACGGCAATTTTACTGGTTTTTTCATGGCGGTATGCCCACCGTGAAGACCAAAACGGCGTACCCGTTGCCGCGCATAAATTGCTGGATAAGTATCGCAAACACGCTGGTTTGTAGTGAAGTGGATTTGGGTTATTTTGGGTTGAAAACTAGCCAAAATAATCCATTTTCTTTACAATTCATTTTCTTTAAATTAACAGGATTTAACGAAAATGAAAGTCCCTGTATTACTCGCTGCTTTGCTGCTATCCGCTTGCGCGGCAACATCAAATACCACACCTAGCGAGCGTGTGTTAGCATACCAAACACCACAAGCCAATCATGCCACCGTGCAAATTACGCGCCTTAATCAATTTATGGGTGCAGCGTGCCATGTAGGTGTAATGTACGAAGAAACGTTGATTGCACGAATGGCGGCTGGCGAAAAGGTAACTGTTTACTTGCCTACTGGAAGCAGTTTATTCAGTGTGATAACCGACCCACAAGGTAACGGCTTATGTGGCACACAGGGATTTTCGCCTGCTATGCGTAAAGTCAGAATTGAGGCAAATAAAGTCAATCACATTGAAATTGGCTTTCGTGGCATGGTATTCCCTTACATTGAACCTAAATAATTTCAGGCAGCCTGAACCCAAAAAAACCGCTATGTTACAAACATGGCGGTTTTTTATATGTGGAAATTTTTCCACCCTTTTGAAATTAAGATTGACACCAAAAAAAAGTATCGCTAATATACCGATACGACTTCAATCAGTCGTGCGGAATTGGCGTTCCGTTTATCACTGGGCTTCAAAGCCGTCCTTGTGCGGTTCTTTTGTTGCATTTTAAAGTTACCAATTTTATGGGTAAGCTGGCGGAGTATCGCAAGATACGCCGTTACCTAGTGGACGGTACGCCAATCCGCCAGTTTGCCCGCCCTATTTGGTGTTAGGTCGGGATTTCCAACTTACATTAGGAACTTTAAAATGAACACTCAAATTCAAACCCTGTCTTTTGAGACCGTTCCCGTTTTGTTTAGCGGTGATGCTTTTTGAATGCAACGGCGGTTGCCAAGTATTTTAATAAAATCCCAAAAGATTATTTAAAAACCGAACAAACTCAAGAATATATCGCAGCTTTGGCAGAACATTTGAGCGTTAGGACAAAAATCCCAACGGAACAAAATCAATTAGTTATCGTCAAACAAGGTGGTTTATCCCACGAACAAGGCACATGGTTACACCCCAAATTAGCCATTCATTTTGCCCGTTGGCTCAATCCCAAATTTGCCGTGTGGTGCGATGAACAAATTGAAAATATGTTAAACGGAAAACACTCTGTGCAATCTAACAAAATTAGCCATGAGCAAGTTGCGTTGTTGCCGCATTTGTGTTTCCAATTTGCGCGTGTCCACCCGCATTATGATATGATGGACTTAATGCGTTCTATGTTTGGTGCCGCTAAAGTGTCTTTTGGTGAACGCGATATTACTCAATTTACACAAGAAGAATTTGGACGTGCCATTTCCTTTTTTGCAGAAAGTTTATTAACTTATAATCCATTAAGGCATGGAGAAAAGCCCAAACCAACCTTTACCCGATTAAGCCGAGATGAAAAGAGCATGATTGGCGAGTTTTTGGATACGGCATTAGATAAAAGTGCTGCGTTCAGGTTGCCAGAACCCAAGCAAAAAGACCACAATATTGGCACATTCCTGTATCAATACGGTGCTGGCGAAACAGATTTGAGCTATGAAGATGCTATTCAGGACGCTATGGAGTTGAAAGATGTATTTGATTTAATGGTTACTTTGGCTATTAAAAGTGATGAATTTGATGCTACCAATACCAGCACCTTACATCATGTAACCATGCAAATCAATAATTTAGCATTTATGGTGTTTGAAATGGCGCAAAATGTGAAAAAAGCCCGCTTAAGTTAAGCGAAAAATGGAAGCCACCTATACTTTATTACCGTATAGGTGGTTTCTTCAATCTATTGCTATAACTAATTGATTTTGTTTAATTAGGATTTTATTCTTAATTGGTAAATTTTCCGCTAAAAAGGTAATCATTATGCAAGCAGGTTCACTTAAAAACCGCGTGGAAATTTGGCGTTTTCACGCGGTGCAAGATGAAACAGGCGCAAACGTCCAAGAATGGGCGTTTTTTTTGCGCCTGTGGGCAAATATCCGCCATGTTTCAGGCAGCCAAGCGATTAAAGCGGACACGCAAACCGAAAGCGTAAAAGCCAGCATACGCATACGCTTTAATGAGCAAATTCAATCGGGTATGCAGGTGCGTTATCGGGGCGAAATTTATCAGATTGACGCGGTGTTGCATGATTATCAACACAAGGATTTTACCGATTTAGTGTGTTTGAAAGTGGAATAAGCAAATGTTATCAATTAAATGCGATTTTTCCGCCGCTTTTCGGCAGCTTGAAAATATTGAAAATGCGGTACAAGAAGCCTTGCGCCCTGCTGTGTATCGCGCCGCACGTATGGTTTACCTTGAAGCGCAAAGCCGCGCCCCTGTCAGCGAGCAGGGGCATTGGTTTTACAGCAAACGCAAAAAAGACGGCTCGGCTGGTCAGAAATATTGGTTTGAATCAGGCAGCCTGAAAAAATCAATCTACATCAAGCACGCTGACGACAAATCAATGCAGGGGCAACGCGAAACTTATGTGATTTCGTGGCGCAAAAATTCGTCTGCGCTGGGTTATGTCCCCTACGCGCACATGGTGGAGTATGGCACGGTTCGCGTTCCGCCCAATCCTTTTGTTCGCCCTGCTTATGACGCGAAAAAAGCACAAGCGGAACAACTGATTATAGACACGATTAAAAGAGCGGTGGCACAAGCATGATTGAGAAAAAAATCATTCAACAAATCAAGCAAATCAACGCGGAATTTCCTGTTTACCACGATTTTGCCCCGCCGCAAGCCAAGCCGCCACTTGCGATTATTTCGCGTGTGGGTGGGGCTGGTAAGCTGTTTTTAGACCGTGAAACGGCTGGCGGCTATGAAATTCGCATACAAATCACGGTGTGGGCGGCAAACCGTGTTACCGCTATTCAAACCAGCCAGCAAATTGAAAGCCTGCTTTTCAGGCTGCCTGAATGCGCCAATGTGGGCGCGGCGGTGTCGGTGCATGATGTGGACACGGATTGGCGCGGCATGCGACAAGATTTTTTGTTTGTGGAGTGAATCATGGGCTATTTGACCGAATTTTTGCGCCGCCAAATCGTGTCTTGGCAGGGCGTGTTGGCGCGTGCTGACCCCGAAGACAAAATCGCGCCAAGCGTGAATTGGCAACCTATCAAAATTGGCTGCAATCTTGCCAAAAACTTCAAAAGATTGATTCAGGCAGCCTGAAAAAAACAGGCTGCCATTTGATTAATTTATTTAAAAAGAAAGGATTGTCTTATGGCAGTCGGTTTAGCAGACGGTTCAACCGTCCACATTGGCAACGGTTTAGCCACCGCCAAAAACATCACAGCCATCACAAACGCCAACCCACCTGTTGCCACTTGTACAGGGCATGGTTTGACAACGGGCGATTTTGTGGTGATTCAGTCTGGCTGGAGCTTAACCAATGAACGTTGCGTGAAAGTGGAAACGGTTGATGCCAACTCCTTTAAAATTTTGGGCGTGGACGCGCGTGATGCTCAAAAATACCCTGCTGCAACGGGTGTAGGCAGTTTCCGCAAAGTAACAGGTTTCACAGAAATCACACAAATTTTAAGCGTGTCATTTTCAGGCGGTGAACAACAATATGCCACTTTTGGCTTTTTAAATGAAGACTTTGAACGGCAAATTCCTACTACAGTATCCGCTATGAGTGCGACTTATTCCATTGCCGATGACCCAAATTTGCCAGGTTACAAAGCCGCCAAAGCCGCAAGTGAAACAGGTGGTACTATGCCTAAACGCATTGATTTGAAAAACGGTGGACAAATTGTATACAACGGTTATCCGTCATTAAACGAAGTCCCTACTTTGGAAAAAGGTAATGTGATGGCGGTAAGTTTGTCTTATGCTTTGGCAGCCAAACCTGTGCGTTATTGATTTTCGGGTGGTCTGAAATGCTTTGACATTTTCAGGCTGCCTGAAATTTTTTTTACCCCATTTATTTGAAAGAAAAATCATGACATCAAAATTAAAATTAAACCCCAATCCCACTTTTGAATTATTGGTTTCCGTGCCTGTGGCGGGGAAATTGGAAAATGAAGATGTGTTGTTCACGGTCAAGCATTTGCCACAAACAAAATTGGCGGAAATGTTTGATGACGGTATTGTGTACCGCGAATTTGGCAAAGAAATGGTAACGGGTTGGGACATTGATGCGCCATTTAATCAGGATAATTTGATGATTTTATTTGATAACTATCCACAATCCGCTTTTTTGCTGTTTAAAGCATATGAAGCAGAATATTACAAAGCAGCTGGAAAAAACTAATCGCCGCCGTTGAAGCCCTGTTTGCAAAACCTGACCCCCAAGCCCTTGCAGCTTGGGGTTTGACTTTGGCGGATTTGGCGGATAATCAAACAGAAGTATGGGCGCACCATTGGCAAGCGGTTGAATTGTTTCAACAAATGAGCAGTCAATGGCGAATGGGCTTTGGCGGCGCGGTGGGCTTGGATTATGCCGTTTTGTTCAAGTTAATGGATTTACAAGGTATTGAAAAATCAAGAAAACTTGAACTTTTAGCGCAAATTCAAGTTTGCGAATCGGCGGCATTGGATATTTTCCACAGGGATAAAAAATGAGTGAAAACAACAGCATTATCCAAATCAGCGCAGACACGAGTGGCGTGGCGCGTGGCGTGCAACAAGCGGAACGCAGCCTGAACAATTTGGCGCAAACCGCGCAACGCTCGGGCAGCCAAGCCGCAGGCAGCCTGAACAGCGTGGGCGAAGCCGCCGAAAAATCCGCGCAAAAGCAAGCTAAAGCCAGTCGCAGCATTGAGTTGGCTTTACAGCGCGAAATCGCCCTGCTGCAAGCGGGGGAGCGTGGCAGCCGTCAATATTACGAGAGTTTGGCAAAACAGCGCGGCGTTGATGTTGGGCATTTAACGCCGATGTTGAACCAGCTTGATAGTTTGCGAAAAAAGACCGATGGGCTGACGATTTCGCAGGGCCAATACAACGCCGCTTTGCGTACCATGCCCGCGCAAATGACGGACATTGTAACCCAGCTTGCTGGTGGACAAAGTCCGTTTTTGATTGCAATCCAACAAGGCGGTCAAATGCGTGATAGTTTTGGTGGCTTTGGCAATATGTTTAAGGGCATCGCCGCCAGCATTTCGCCGTTTAAGTTGGCGATGGCGGGCGCGGTGGGGGCGATTGGCGCGGTGGGCTATGCGATGTACGCTGGCGCGAAAGAGGGGCGAGAATTTGAAAACGTACTGACCCTTTCGGGCGACCGAGCGGGCATCACTGCTGACCGTTTACAGGTGGTCGCAGATACCGTTGGCGGCACCACAGGCAGCTTTTCGGCAGCGCGTGAGGCGGTGATGGCGTTTGCGGCGGAAGGCAGAATTGCGCGTGATGATTACGCGGATTTTGCCACGTCTGTGTCGCTGATGAGCCAAGCCACAGGCAAAGATGTGTCTGAATTGGTGGGCGAATTTACCAAAATCGGCGATGACCCCGTGAAAGCGGTGGTGGAATTGTCGGGCAAATACAAATCCATGACGGCAGATGTGTACGCGCAAGTTACTGCCTTGAAAGAACAGGGGAAAGAGCAAGAGGCGGTGCGTTTGGTGCAAAAATTGTACGCAGACGAAACGGCGGACATGGCGAAAAAAGTAACCGAGAATTTGGGTTGGATTGAACGCGTTTGGAAAAACATCAAAGAAGAATCCAGTGGCGCATGGGAAGTGATGAAATCATGGGGGCGCGACAGCACTTTTTCGGAACAAATTGCCAAATTAGAACGCGCAAACGCCGATTTAAGCCGCACTGAAGCCGAATTTGGCGTGGACATGAGCAAAGAACGCGCGGCGAATAATGAAAAAATCGCCATGCTCAAGCGTGAAATGCGCGTTGAAGAAGAATTAAGTGAACAAAAACGCGCCAAACAACTTATCAATGAAAATGCCGTTAAATCAATGGACAATTTACGGCGTGGCGCGGAAAGTGCTTTGCCTGCCATTGCCAAATTGCGCCAAGAATTGCAAAAAATTGATGAGGATTTAGCCAATGTGCGTGCAGGTGGCGATAAAAAAACGATTGCAGATGCCGAAAAATGGGCAAAAGCCCAAAAAGCAAGCATAAATGAAAAAATCCAAGCGGAACAGGATAAGGAGCGCAAAGCGGCGGAGCGGGAAAAACAGTCAGCATATCGTGGTACACCAATGGCTCGTTTGTCGTCAAACCAAAAACGTTTGTATGAATTAGCCAAGCAATCAGGTGAAGACCCTGCGAAATGGTTGGCTCTGTATCAAATTGAAAGCCGAAGCGGTAACGATTTGATTAACGAAAGTTCGGGTGCAACGGGGCATTTTCAAATCATGCCCCAATTTTTCAAGGACTACGGTGTCAGCCGTGCTGGTGCAATGGATTTGGCAACGTCATTTCACGCTGTCAGAAAACATCATGCTCGGGCAAGTGCCAGTTTGCGTCAAAAGCTAGGGCGTGATTTAACGGCTGGTGAATATTATTTGGGTCATCAACAGGGCTGGGGTGGAGCCAAAGCCCTGTTATCTAATCCTGATATGAATGTGGTGGACGCGTTGGCAACAATTATGTCGCGTGGTCGGGCGCAAGCGCAAGTGTTGCAAAATGGTGGTCGTACCAGTATGACAGCTCGCCAGTTTGCAGGTATGTGGGTCGGCAAAGCCAATAAATTGCAACAGCAATTTGGTGGGAAAGGTGTAGGCAGCTTGGATAGTTCAAGCGCAGCAGGTCTATATGAAAAGTGGGATATGTCGGCAAAAATCCCCAAAAAATCAGATTATGAACAATATCTTGAACAAAATGCTCACAAGCAATTACGCACCCAAATTGAACGCGAATTGCGAGCCAATGGCAAGCACCGTGTAATTGAAAACGAGCGCGATTTGCGCAGCCGACCTGAATTTGCAAGCTGGACCAAAGAGCAGCAAAACAGCGAATTAGCCAAAGCCCGCGCCGCCGATGAAGCAGCCACACATGAAAAATACAAACAAATGGCTGACGAGCAAATGCAAATTTTAGCGCAAAAACACGCTATGATAGGCAAAAGCACGGAATTGGCGCGTTTGCAGTATGAAACGGAATCAGGCAGCCTGAAACATCTTTCCGTCGCCGAAAAAAATGCGTTAATTAGCAAGCAAGCCATGATTGAAGCTGCACAAAAACAGTTTGACATTGATGGCAAATACGCTGATTTAATTGGTAATTTAAGCCAAAAAATGCACAAACAGCGAGATGATGCGGCATTTGAATTATCGCTTGTTGGCAAAACCAAATCGGAAATTGAAAAGCTGACTTTAGCGCGTGAATACGATTTGCACATTATGCAAGCCATTTCAGACGGTGCAAGCCTTGATTGGATTAAAAGTTTGGAATTGCAAAAAGAAACGGCTGAACTGACCCGTCAAGAAATTGAAAAAATGCAAAAAGCACACGGTGAAAATTGGCTCGCTGGTATTTCAGATGGCATGACGCAGTATGTGGGCAGTTTCAAATCCATGCGCGAAGAAATGAGCGGTTTGGTGGCGCAAACGGCGAGCGGTTTCAGCGACCAAATCGCCAATTTTGTTGCCACAGGCAAGGCAAATTTCCGTGAGTTTAGCCAATCTATCATTCAAGATATTTCTAAAATGATGATTAAAATGGCAATTTTTAACGCCATGAAAGCGGCTGGACAATCCATGTCGGGGGCTGGTGGCTGGGTGGGTGCAATTGGCTCGGCGATTTCAGGCGGTTTTTCGGACGGCGGCTACACGGGGCATGGCGGTAAATTTGAACCTGCGGGCATTGTTCACAAAGGCGAATATGTGCTTTCGCAAGAAAATTTACGCGCTTTGGGTGGCGTGTCGGTGGTGGAAAGTTTGTTACACCGCGCCAAAGGCTACAGTTCGGGCGGTTTGGTTGGCGGTGGCGTGGGCATTTTGGCGCACACCAAAGCCGCGCAATCTGCCGCGCCTGTGATTAATATCACGGTCAATGTTTCAGGCAGCAACAAAGACGAAGCCCGAGCAGGGGCGCAAGAAGGCATTGAAGCAGCGATTCCGCAATTGGTGCAAGAATTGGCGGATATGCGTATTGCCGAACATTTGCGACCCAATGGCATGATTTTTAACATGATGAAGGCTTAAATATGAGCAAAGAAGTGTTTAACTGGAAAGCAGAAACCAACGATTTTGAAGAAGAAATCCGCTTTGAAACGCGCATGGTGCAATTGGGAGATGGTTACACGCAAGTCCAGCCCAAAGGCATGAATAACCGCAAACGGACGTGGTCGCTGACGGTTTGGGGGGAGAAAACCAAAATTGATGAAGTTGCCGCTTTTTTTGACCGCCACGCTGGGGTTAAATCGTTTATTTGGGGCTACAACGAAGCCGAAGTGCGCGTGAAAAAGTACAGACGGCGCAATGCTGGGGGTATTGTGTGGCGGATTTCATGCGAATTTGAAGAGGTGTAAGATGAATACACGAATGCAAAAAATGTCAGGCAAGATGTTGATGGCTTTATCAGAATTAGAGCAAGACTGCCTGATTGACCTATGGGAACTGGATTTGCGGCGCATGGGTGGCGAATTGCTGCGTTTTTGCAATTTCCAAAACGAGAAAAATCAAGCGATTGTGTGGAAAGGGCAAACGTACACCACCTACCCTATTCACGCGGAAGGCTTTGAATTGTCAGGCAATGGCACGGCAAATCGCCCGAAATTGACGGTTTCAAACGTCATGGGTTTGGTAACGGGGCTGGCTGAAAAGCACAATCAGCTTGTCGGCGCAATCGTTACGCGCCGCCAAACCTACGCGCAATTTTTAGACGCGGCGAATTTTCAGGCTGCCCAAAACCCCAAAGCCGACCCAACGCAAGAAATCGTTTCTAAATTCACGATTGAGCAGTTAAGCAATTTGAATGCGGAAACCGCCACATTCACGCTTGCCACGCCATCTGAAGCAGACGGCGCGATTGTGCCAGCGCGGATGATGTTTGCGAGTGTGTGCGTGTGGCAGTATCGGGGCGCGGAATGTGGTTACGGCGGTCGCCCTGTGGCTGACCGTTTCGGCAATCCCACCAGCGACCCTGCTCAAGACGCTTGTGGGCAGCGTTTACTGGATTGTCAGGCGCGATTTGGTAAAAATGCGGTGTTGCCGTTTGGCGGCTTTCCGTCTTGTGATAAGGTAAGCTAATGAATTTAAATAGTTTAACTCAAGAAACGCAAGAAAGCATTTTGAAAATTGCGGAAAAATCTAAACCTCATGAAATGTGCGGTTTTATTGTTTGTAATAAGACTGGATATTCATTTTTTCTATGTTTCAATGTGGCAACTAATCCAGCAGAAACTTTTGATATTTCAGTAGATGATGTTATTCGTGCCAATGCGATAGGTGAAGTTGTTGCAGTTGTGCATTCCCACCCCAACGGCGAGCCGTTTTTATCAGGTGCGGATAGACAGGCGCAAGTTGCTACTGATTTGCCTTGGATTTTGGCAAGTTCAGGCAGCCTGAAATTATTTCAGCCCGTGCCACATTTGCGCGGTCGTGAATTTATTTATGACAAATCAGACTGTTGCCGTTTAATCCAAGACGCTTATCATTTATGCGGTTTGGATTTGCCCGATTGCGAAAGATTGGGGCTTGATGAAGACATTGAAGCGCAAACTTTGCTGAATTATTTTCAGTATAATCATGAATTTAATCAAGTTTATGATTGGCAAGCGGGCGATATTATTTTGACCCAATCGGGCAAACACACGCCCGAACACGCTTTGCTGTATTTGGGCAATGGCGAAATCTTGCACCACGCGCATAATCATTTGAGCAGGCTGGATTTTTATTCAGATTATTGGCAAAAACACACGCATTCGGTGTGGCGACACCAAAAATGGCAGCCTGAAATGATGGCTGCCATTTTTGCGGATTTGTTACACAGCAATTAACCTGCTAATTGCTCGGGTAAGCAGTTGTAAATTTGTGAAAATTGTTCGCGTGTTTGCGCTTGTGGGCGTGAGTTTTTGCGTTCAATTTGGGACAATGCGGCTTGTGTGATGCCTGCTTTTTCGGCGGCTTGGGCTTGGGTCAGACCGCGATAAATGCGCCATGCGGCGATTTGGCTCACGTCTTTGTCAAACATGATGTTCACAACTTCGTTTGGAATGCTCACATTGTCAAATTCATCGCTAACTGTTTGAATATTTTCCCATTCTTCGCTACGGGTCAAGCGTTCAAAATCAGCAATGGGGACAAGTACATACAAAGGGTTGCCTTGTTGGTCGTTTACATATTGATATTGCATTTTTTTTCCTTATGTTGGGGTGGCAGGGCTTGCGCCCTGCCTGTTGGTTAGTTGTTTTTGTAAGTTTGGCTGGTTCTGCGTTTAACTTTTTGAATTTGAATGATTTTTGGCACTTCATCAATCACTTCAAAGAAAACGCGGTAATCGCCATGCCGCAAGCGGTATTTTGAGCCTTCCAAGTGTTTAATGTCCAAATTTTCAGGCACTTGGGGGAAGTTAATCAATTTGTTCACTTTATCACGAATTGCTTGCTGATAGCGTGTATCAATTTGTCTTAATTCCCGAATGGCTTTTTGTACCCATTCAATTTTTGGTTGATTTTCGGTTTCCATTTGGTCTCCTGTGTTGTTGATTTAGGATAATTATAAGAAAATTCACTTATACAGTCAAGTATTTTCTTATAATTATCTTATTTATTTTCTTATAAAGATGATTTTTAAAGGTATTTTCTTATGATTGAAATTTGTTTACACGGCAGCCTAAAACGCGATTTTGGCAGCCGTTTTTGTTTGCACGCGACCAGCCCTGCGGACGCGCTCAATGGGCTGTTTAGCCAAATTTCGGGCTTACGCGACAAAATCCGCGCTGGCACATTTTTAGTGCGATTAAACGGAAAAATTCAAAATGAAAACAATATTGTAGAGAATTTCAGGCAGCCTGAAAAGACGGCTACTATTCACATTATTCCGCGCACGGCTGGGGCGGGTCGTGCTGGGCAACTAATTGGCGGTGTGGTGTTGGCGGTCATTGGCGCGGTGGCGATGGCTTATGGTGTGCCATGGGGCAGTTATTTGGTGCAAGCAGGTGTCGGTTTGGCATTGGGTGGCGTGGCGCAAATGTTGTCCAAACCGCCCCGTTTGGACGGTAATTCACAAGGGCAAAAAGCGAGCCGCAACACGGCTTTTAGCAATTTAGACAACACCGCCGCGCAAGGGCAGCCCGTTCCGCTCGCGTATGGTCTTGTTTATGCTGGCAGTCGCGTGATTTCGCAGGGTGTGGAGTCGCGCCGTACCAGCCAAGACGACCCAATTTTAAACAATCCAACGGCGCAAAATGTCGCACTGAATATTCGCAAAACTTTTGTTGCTGGCGTGGCAGCGACCGCGCCCAATGGACAGCCGTATGACACGGATTTTGCACACGATAGCGTACGCGCCCGAAATTATGTGGCAACATTAAGCACATAAAACTTCAGGCAGCCTGAAACTGAAAAAAATAAAGGAAAATCAATATGGGAAGCAAAAAAGGCGGTGGCGCAAGAACACCCTACGAAGCCCCGAATACACTCAATTCTGCCCAAAATCTGCGCATTATTGACGCGATTTGTGAGGGCGAAATCGCAGGTTTTGCCAATGGCGATGACGCGCCATTTAAAAGCATTTATTTTGATGATACCCCTGTACAAAATCCCGATAATTCCTTTAATTTTAAAGGTGTTACGGGATTTTTTCAGGCAGGTACGCCTGACCAGTCTTATTTGCCGACTTTTGACGCGACCGAGCGCACGGTATCGGTGGGCGCGAATGTGAAACACAATACGCCCATAGTTCGCGCTATTTCTGATAATGCAATTAATCGTTTGCGCGTAACGGTCGGAGTTGAACGCAATTTGCAAGTTAAAGACAATGGCGACAGCGTGGCAGCGAATACGCAGTTAGTGGTTGAATTGATTAATCATTCTGGTGTTCAGGCTACCCGCGATGTGGTGTTTAATGAAAAAGGCTCGGGCGCGTTTTATCATGATGTTTTGTTTGATGTTTTGCCAGCCGTGCCGTTTAATTTGCGCGTGCGCCGTGTTACGCCCGATAGCACCAATGACAAAACCGCCAACAATACTTTTTTCGCGTCATTTGTGGAAATCATTGATGTGAAAATGAGTTATCCGCATACTGCTTTGGCGGCGTTGAAAATTGACAGCGACCAGTTTGGCAACCAAATTCCGCGCCGTAATTATTTGATTAAAGGGAAATTATTACAAGTTCCATCAAATTATAATCCTGAAACGCGTCAATATTCAGGCAGCCTGTGGGACGGCTCATTCAAAATGGCGTGGTCCAATAATCCTGCGTGGGTGTTTTACGACTTATTGACAAATCCACGTTATTCCACACTGGCTAAACGATTGACAGCAAACGATATTGACAAATGGGCATTGTATCAAGTCGCTAAATATTGTGATGAGCTTGTCCCCGATGGTTTCGGCGGTCAAGAGCCGCGTTTTGTCTGCAATGCCTACATCACGGATTTGCGCCAAGCAGCGGATTTATTGAACGATTTGGCAAGTGTGTTTTGCGGTTTGGCGGTGTGGAATGGCAATCAAATCAGTGTGTTGCAAGACAAACACAGCGACCCAGTCGCGCATTACGGCAATGGCAATGTGAAAGATGGCAAATTTGACTACGCCAGCGCACAAATGAAAGCCATTCACACCGCCGTACACGTCAAATATTCAGATAAACACGATGGCTACCGCGCCAAAGTGGAATATATTGCGAATAATCAAGCTATTAGCTGTTATGGTTTAAATGTGAAACAAGTTACCGCTTTTGGTTGCGACAGTCGCGGTCAGGCTGCCCGATTTGGCGCGTGGATTTTGCAAACTGAATTGAAACAACAGCATACCATCACATTCACGGTCGGGCGCGAGGGCTTGAAACACCTGCCTTACGACATTATCCGCATTGCCGATAATCACTACGCGGGCGCGGAGATTTCGGGGCGGATTGTGGCGGTGTCGGGCAATCAAATCACGCTGGACCGCGAAATCAAAAACGCGGTGGGCGCGATGTGGTTTTATACTGACACGGTTTCAGGCAGCCTGAAAAGCGTGAAAATTGCCCAACAAATCAACAAAACCCAAATTCGCCTTGAAAGTCAAATTAATGTGCAAATGGGCGCATTTTGGGCGATGTCGGGGCGGGTGAAACCGCGTTTGTACCGCGCGATGTCGGTCAAAGAAAACACAAATGACGGCACTTACACGATTACCGCCTTATTGCATGACGCTGAAAAATATAGCGTGATTGATGAAAGCGCGGTTTTTGATAATGCAGTCAATACGTTGCATGGTTCTATTCCTGAATTGCACAACGCCGCCGTTTCTGCTGAAAACGGCGGTTTGCGTTTAAGTTGGGACAATTTGACGGCGGACGGCGATGTATTGGACTATGATATTAAGTTGTACAAAAACAATGTTTTATATCGTCATATTCCGAATAATCCGACCGCCGAAATTCGTTTTGACAATTTGCCCAACGGCGATTATCGCGCCGAAATTCGGGGACGGAATGCGCGTGGTGTGTATTCCAAACCTTTGATTAAAGCGTGGCAAATCAATTATGAAATTAAAGGTTTACGCGCCAATCCCAAAACTTTAGCAATTGAGTTGGTTTGGACGCTGCCTGAAATTTTAACGACCGCCGCGCACACCGAAATTTGGTATGCCAAAGAAAACAATTTTCAGGCTGCCCAAAAATTAAGCAAATTGCCTGCGCCACAAAACAGCTACACTTTGACGGGTGTCGGCGTGTTGGAAACTTACTATTTTTGGGCGCGGCTAGTTGATGAAAATGGCAATTCTGGCGAGTTTACGGCGGTGGTTGTCGGGAAATCTGACCCAAACCCCGCGCCGATTGTTGCTCATATTCAGGGCGCAATCACAAAAACGGAATTGAGCCAAGCCCTGCTTAATCAGTTCAAAGCCGATGATTTGGCAGCCGAAAACCGCGCCAAAGCTGCTGCCGCCGCCGATGCCGCCAATAAAGTCGCTGCCGAAGCCACCGCACGCGCGGCTGCCATTCGCGCTGAAGCCAATGCGCGCGCCGATTCCATACGAGCGGAAACCACCGCCCGAACCGCCGCCATTCAAAATGCGGCGGATAATCAGGCTGCGGCGTTGCGAGCGGAAGCGCAAAAATTAAACACCGCGATTGCCAATGCCGCGCAAACCGCGCAAAGCAATTTGAACACCAAAGCCGCCGAATTGACTCAAAAAGCAAGCGAATTGGGCAACCGTATCACACAAGTTGAAACGGTCAATACGCAACAAGCGCAAGCCATTCAAACGGTTACGGCTGCCCAAAGCAACACCGCCGCCGCGTTGGAAGCGGAAAAAATCGCGCGTGCCAACGGCGACCGCGCCGAAAGCCAAGCGCGTGAAACTTTGGCGGCGAAAGTGCAACAAAACACGGTTGCGATTGCCAGCGAGCGTGAAGCCCGCACCACCGCACAAACGGCGGAAACGCGCGCGCGTGAAGCGTTGGCGGCGCGTGTGGGCAATGCAGAAACCGCGATTAACGCCGAGCGTACCGCCCGAACCACAGCAGACCAAGCGCAAACGGCGGAAATTAACGCTGCCAAGTCGCGCATTGGCACGGCAGAAGGCAGTTTGAATAATTTGCAGCGCACGATGTCGGAGCAGAATCGCGCTTTGAGTGAAAGTTTATCTACATTGTCAGCGAAAACGACTGTGGGAGAAAATTTGGTCTCGGACGGTTTATTGCAAAATGCGGCGATGTGGCGTAGCTACTATAATCATGATTTAAATAAGTATTTTGTTTCAGATTTGACAGACGGCAAGTTTGGTTCTGTGGGCGTACGCAAACGTGGTGCAACAACTTTTTGGAATTACAGTCGCACGGATACGGTGATTTTGCCTGAACGCACTTATCGCTTTTCTGCGTGGGTGCGTAAATCTGCTCACTATTCGGGTTTTAATTACTTTGTTTATGAACGTAAGAATTTGAATAATTACGGTCATTTTCGGTTTGATGATAGCCGATTGCGGGCAAATGAATGGGTGTATATTGAACAAGTTGCGCGTGGTTCGGCGTTTGGTGATACGTTGATAAATGTCGGTTTTGCTTTAGCACATACAAATGCAGCGAGCGATATTGTGATTGAAATGCAAAACTTTCGTTTTGAAGATATTACAGACAGCGTTCAAACAGACAATATTCAAGCTGAATTAACCGCACACAAATCCGCGCAAGCTGAAACCGACCGCGCCCAAACCGCCGAAATCAACACCGCGAAATCGCAAATCGGCAACAACAAATCTGCGATTGACAGCATTCGCACCACGAAAGCTGACAAGGCAGAAGTGGCGAGCTTGGCACGGACAACGCTACAGAGCGAGTGGCGAAGCGATGTAAACGCTGCAAAAACCCAGTCTGCAACAGACGCGCAAGCCAAAGCAGACGCAGCCAAGCAAGCAGCCATCATAGCTGCAGATACCGCCGCGACCGCCAAAGCCAACGCTGCTAAATCCGCCGCAATCGCTGAAGCCACCAACACCGCCACCGCGAAAGCTGAAGCAGCAAAAGCGGCAGCCATCGCAGACGCAGCAGCAAAAGACGCTGTTTTGAAGCAACAAGCAGCGACTGATGCGCAAACGAAAGCAGATGCCGCGAAAAACGCCGCGATTGCCGAAGCCACGCGGTTAAATACCGCAACTACCGCAAAAATCACAGCGTTAGAGCAGACTGTGAGCAATCAAAACAGCGCGACTGCCAGTCAAATCAGCGAGCTAAAAACCAGTTTCGGCAAGGCTGCGGGTGCAAACCAGTTGCCAAATCCAAACTTGGAAAACTGGCAAAGCAATATGCCTGTGGGCTGGGTTATTTACAATAATAACCGCAGTACGCAGCCTGAAACCGTAACACACTTGGCAGGTCAAGGTGTGGACAAATCCACCGCTATTCGTGTTGCGTGGTCGGGGCGCAACGGCTCAACAAAAGGCATTTATACTAATATCGCCTTGTGGGAGAAAGGGGAATTTTATATTTTAGCGGTTGCTGCTCGCGTACCCGATGGTCAGCCTGAAAATGGCAAGATTGCGCTGCATTTTGCCAATGCCCCTGCTTGGCTGAATCAAGAATATCTCGCACAACCCATTTTATCGCGAAATTGGCAATGGACTGTTTTAAAAGCAAAAAAACCTGCTCAAGATACAGGCAGATATAATGAGTTTTTTATTTCAGTTGAAAGCGATTACACGGGTGAAGCGGTGGAATATTGTTTGCCGTACGCAAGTAAAGGAGAAGTGTGGACAGGTTATAAAGCCCCTGATTTTGCTGGAAATTTGGCAACATTGGAAGCCGCTTTGACAAGTGAGCGAGAAGCACGAACCACCGCCGACCGCGCCCAAACCGCAGAAATTCAGGCTGCCAAATCGCAAATCGGCAATAATAAATCTGCGATTGACAGCATTCGCACCACGAAAGCGGACAAAACCGAAGTTGCAAGTTTAGCGAGAACCACATTGCAAAGCGAGTGGCGAAGCGATGTAAACGCTGCAAAAACCCAGTCTGCAACAGACGCGCAAGCGAAAGCAGAAGCAGCGAAACAGGCAGCCATCACAGCCGCCGACACCGCCGCGACCGCCAAAGCCAGCGCCGCGAAATCTGCCGCCATCGCCGAAGCCGCCAATACCGCTACAGCGAAAGCCGAAGCAGCAAAAGCGGCAGCCATCGCAGACGCAGCAGCCAAAGACGCGGTTTTGAAGCAACAAGCAGCGACTGATGCGCAAACGAAAGCAGACGCAGCAAAAAACGCAGCGATTGCGGAAGCAACCCGCCTAAATACTGCAACTACCGCAAAAATCACAGCGTTAGAGCAGACAGTGAGCAATCAAAACAGCGCGACTGCCAGTCAAATCAGCGAGCTAAAAACCAGTTTCGGCAAGGCTGCGGGTGCAAATCAGTTGCCAAATCCAAACTTGGAAACTTGGGCAAATGGGTTTCCTGTTGGTTGGTATGGCTACAATAACAACCGTAACCCACAGCCTGAAACGGTAACCCGCTTGGCTGGTCAAGGTGTGGATAAATCCACCGCTATTCGTGTTGCATGGTCGGGGCAAAATGGCTCAACAAAAGGCATTTATACCCATGCAGCATTGTGGGAGAAAGGCGAATTTTACATTTTAGCAATTGCCGCTCGCGTGCCCGATGGGCAGCCTGAAAACGGCAAAATTGGGTTGCATTTTGCCAATCTGCCCGCTTGGATTGGGCAAGAATATTTAGCGCAACCCACTTTGTCGCGCAATTGGCAGTGGACTGTTTTAAAAGCCAAAAAACCTGTACAAGACACAGGGGCATTTAATCAGCTTTATATTTCTGTCATTGATTACACGGGTGAAGCGGTGGAATATTGTTTGCCGTACGCAAGTAAAGGAGAAGTGTGGACAGGTTACAAAGCACCTGATTTTGCTGAAAATTTGGCAACATTGGAAGCTGCTTTGACAAGTGAGCGAGAAGCGCGAACCACCGCCGACCGCGCCCAAACCGCCGAAATTCAGGCTGCCAAATCGCAGATGAATCAAAACAAATCCGCGATTGACAGCATTCGCACCACGAAAGCTGACAAAACCGAAGTAGCGAGCCTAGCGAGAACCACGCTACAGAGCGAATGGCGCAGCGATGTAAACGCCGCTAAAAATCAGGCAGCAACAGACGCACAAACGAAAGCAGACGCGGCAAAACAGGCAGCCATCACAGCCGCTGACACCGCCGCGACTGCCAAAGCCAACGCCGCGAAATCTGCCGCCATCGCTGAAGCCGCCAACACCGCGACCGCCAAAGCCGAAGCAGCCAAAGCCGCAGCTATTGCAGATGCGGCGGCAAAAGACGCAGTTTTGAAGCAACAAGCAGCGACTGACGCGCAAACGAAAGCAGACACAGCAAAAAACGCTGCGATTGCGGAAGCTACGCGGTTAAATACCGCGACAACGGCGAAAATCACGGTGTTAGAGCAGACTGTAAGCAATCAAAACAGTGCGACTGCGACACAGATAAGCGGATTAACTGCTAAATTGGATAATTTGCAGGTTGGGGGGCGAAATTATTTGAAAAATAGCAATTTTTCTAATGATTTACGCCATTGGTCTAATTGGGGTGTTGCCGAGCGTATACTAATTTCAGGTAGCCTGAAATTGGCAGCGAATAATAATGAGCCGTTTCGCGGTATCGGGCAAGTCATTGATAATTTAGAGCCAAATACGCAATACACCTTGTCATTTATGGCATGGGCTGCTGTGGGTGAAGTCGTTAATTTTGGTGTGCATTTTCGCAAACCGTCGGGCATTTTGTCGCAAACTTGGGGCAATATACAAGTTGGCAGTGAAATGGCGCGCTATTCTACTGTGATTACAACGCCGAATGTGGCTGAATTTAATCAGATTTATTTAATGATAGGGGGTGTTGCTCGCGCTCCTTATGAAATTTATCTGAATAAAATCAAGTTTGAACGTGGCAATGTGGCAACAGACTGGTCGCCCGCACCCGAAGACGTGGAAGGTCAAGCAACCGCCATTCAAGCTGAATTAACCGCCCACAAATCCGCGCAAGCCGAAACCGACCGCGCTCAAACCGCAGAAATCAACACCGCCAAATCGCAAATCGGCACGGCACAAAGCGAAATCAGCAGCCTGAAAACCACTGTAGCGAATAATCAGCAAACCGCCACCACCCAAATCAACAGCTTAAACAGCAAAATGGGAACGGCTGAAGCGAATATTCGCACCGCGCAAACCGCCACAACCGCGCTCAATGGCAAAGTGCAATCTTTGTACACCTTGAAAACGGAAACCGTGAGCGGTGGCAAAAAAGTGGTCGCAGGTTTGAGTGTGGGCGCGGACGGCGCAAGTGGTGAAAGCCAATTTAATATTCATGCGAATAAGTTTGCGGTGTGGGACGGAGGCAGCCTGAAGCCTGTTTTCTCTGTTGTAACGCAAAATGGCAAAACCATGACCGCAATTTCAGGCGATTTGATTGCTGATGGCACAATTTTGGGCAAGCATTTAGCCGCCAGCCAAATGATTAACGCGCCCACCATTTCGGGCGGTGTGATTTCAGGCAGCCTGATTCGTGGTGCGCGAATGGAAGCGGTGGATTTGGAAGCGGCGAATATTATTGGCGATGTGGTCGCCGCTCGCACATTCGCTGTTGAAGAAAATCGGCTGATTTGTCGGATTGGCACGTCTCGCAAAACATCAAGAACGCTGGTTGTGCCGCAAATTTTAGCGGTGGCGGAAAATGGCGAAACAGTGGTGTTGAGTTTGTGGTTGAATGGTGTGAAACAGTCTGAAAAAACATTGACTTCTCCTACTAAAACAGTCGGAGTGAAGAAGCGTGTTGAACATACTTTTCATACACCTGCACTTCAATTGAATGCCCAAATTGCGCCTGTATCGGTCAGTGGTTGGATTCCGCCCACTCAAGTGAGCGGGCATATACCAGGTACGCGCGTAAGTGGCTGGGTGAATGGTGGGACGGTAAGCGGTGATATACCTGGTACCAATGTGAGTGCGACTATTCCTGGTACAACGGTGAGCGGTCAGATTAATGGTACAAATATCGGTGGCACGATTCCACAGCAAGCTGTATTGTTGAACTTTGAAATCCCCATTGATATTCCCTATACCACGCCGAAAACGGGCGGTATTGCTTATAGCAAAGTGATTAATGGTAGCGCGCACACGCTGGAAATTCTGTGTACGATTGACAATAATCGTGATTTGCGACCGCTTGGCGATGTGTCGGGTGTGGTGTGTTTTGTGATTTGATTTTTTATTTTTTGTGAACCCTGTTTCTTGCCATGAAGCAGGGTTTTTGTTTAACCCTTTGATTAAGGAAAAATATTATGGCTACTCAAACGAAAAAAATTGTGGGCTTGAAAATCGCAATTGAAAATCCTGATACAGGCGTACCAACGAATTTTCACGTTGTTTCTTCTGTGAATATTCACTACAAAATGAATACGACTATGGTAACAGTAGATGGTTACTTTAGCGAAAAACTGTTTGACGCGGGCAAGAGTCCCGTTGGCATTCCGTTGAACATCAATTTGCAGGGCATTCCTGAAAATGAGGACGCGAAAAATTGGGCGTATCGTCAATTGATTGCACCGATTCCAGAGGGCGCGGTTGATGCGTATTTGCAGCCGATTTTGCCACATGAATTTGTGGGTGCGGTTTTGGTGGAGCGTGAAATCAAAGCTGCTGACGTATAAACCTTTTCAGGCTGCCTGAAGTGGGCAAAATCCGATTTAGGCAGCCTGAACTTTTGGGAGAACACAATGGCGGTACAAACCAGCACCATTTATGGGCTAGAAGTTTCATTGATGGGCATCACGGGTACTTTTTTGGGTATGCCCGCCGAAGCCCTGATTTTAGGCGCGCTCGGTGGGGCGATTTCGCTGGCTCGCGGTGAGCCGACCACGCGCAGCAAAGCGATTAGTACGATTATGGCGAGTATGCTGTTTGCTGGCACGGCAAGTCCTGCGGTGGCAGCATTTTTGATTAATCACATTCAACTGGGGCAACCTGAAGAGGAAGCCCTTTATTTTAAAGCACTTGTGCCGTTTGCCATTGGTGCGGGCTGGCAATGGGCTTTACCGTTTTTGGCTGCCAAAGCGGAAAAAATCATGCACTCGTTTGGCGGCAAAGGAGATAAATCATGATAATGATTTTATTGAGTAAATTGTCAGGCGTGGTCATTTTTGTGTATTGCGTGTGTCGTTTGAGTTCACGGGTTCACGCTTATCAGAATTTGTCGTTTTGGGCTCATATTTGTTTGATACCCAGCGCGGTAGCGATTGTGATTGCTCAAACCCCGCCAGCGATGGAAAGCGTGATTTTTCGCTGTGGCGTGGCGTTGTATTTCGCTTCACAAACTTGGCGAATTTGGCGATTGCAGCAAAAAATGAAGTGATTTTAACCCATCGGGCAGCTTTTTCAGGCTGCCTGAATTTTTATCAAAGGAAAAAACATGAAATTAAGTCCCCATTTTTCATTGAAAGAAATGACTCAAAACGAATTTGCCACGCGGCATAATTTAGACAATACACCTGATGAGAATGTATTGAAAAATCTTAAATTTAGCTGTGAACGCATGGAACAAATCCGCGCCTTTGCCAGCGCGAAATTTGGGCGTGAAACGCCGATTGTGGTGTATTCGGGTTTTCGCAGTTTGGACGTGAACCGTGCTTTGGGTAGTGATGATAATTCAGCGCATATTCAAGGGCTTGCGATTGATTTTGGTATTTCAGGCTGCACCACAGCCCAAACCGTTGCATTGATTGAAGAAATGAAACATTTAAATTTGATTTCATATACTTATCTGACGGCACAACAACGCAGTGGCACGGTTGGCGAATGGGTGCATATTGATTTTGCTGATGTGTCTCAAGATGAAAATTTACAAGATATTCAAACGGTTGAAATTACGCCCACGCAACCTGAAAAAAATCCTGCTGACTGGATTACTGAACATTTTAGTTGGCGCGAAATGACCCGTAGTGATACAGCTATCCGTTTGAAAATCAAGAATATTCCCAATGAAGCGGAACGCGCCAACATCAAATATTGCGCCGAAAAACTGGAAGAAGTCCGCGCCTACGTTTCCAACAAAAACGGTAAAGACACGGGGATTGTGGTAACAAGCTGTTTCCGTTGTGAATTATTAAATCAGAAAGTGGGGGGTGCGCCTAGCTCGGCACATCGTTTCGGCTTGGCTGTGGATTTTGACATCATCGGCTACACGTCCGCGCAAACTGCTAAATTATTAAAAGAAATGAAAGACAAAGGCGTATTGAGCTACGACCAAAATATTTTAGAATTTCCGAAATTGGGCGATGGTGCGTGGGTGCATTTGGGCTTTAAAGCTAATCCGAGACACAACCGTCATCAAGAATTAACCGCGAATAAAATCAATGGGAAAACAAATTATTCGGCTGGTTTATTAGCTTAATTTTGATTTCAGGCTGCCTGAAAAATTATTGCGTGAAATTAATTAAGTACCTGCACAAAAATAGTTTAATTGTAGGTCGGGCATGAATGCCTAACCTACGCTAATCGGATTTTTAAATTAAATTTGTTTGGTTACTTAAAAGGAAGAATATTATGACTTAAACAACCTACAGAAAACGGCGACAAAAACGGTGCGGGTACACCGTTTTTGCCAGCCTAGCAGAACAGACCTGCGTTAGCCTAAAGCCGTCCCTATAGGGATTTTTATTGTATAACAATACGATAGGAAAACGCAAAATGTACCGCGAATTACGTTGCCAAAATTGCAACAAAAAATTGGCAAATGCGGCGGGTGTGTTTGAAATTTCAATCAAATGCGCCCGTTGCAAATCTTTGAATTTCTTTAAACAAGCATAGTTATCAACAGAGTATCTTGAATACCATCAATCAGAGTGTCCTGAACGCCATTTTGAAGGTATTTC